AGCAAGACCGCTTGAAATCTCTGGCTGCCGAACTGGATAGCCTTCAAAAGCTCAAGCAGGCTAACGAGGACGCCGCCAAAGCACGGGCCTTCGGCGCCACCTTGAATGAGGGCAACCAGACTTCTCGAATGGGCTTCGAGATTGAGCTTGCTGGCGCAGGCAGTGGCGACAAACTCAAGGAGCGGCTGAAAGCTGATCTGGCGATCCAGCAAGACTTTAACAAGCAGATGGCCGACCTGCAGAAACAGTACAACGGCGGCGACATCAGCCAGGAGCTCTACAACCAGGAAACCGAACTGCTGCGTGAAGCGCTGGCTGAGCGTATGGAAATCCAGCAGGACTACTACGCCAAGCAGGATGAAGCGCAGAACAACTGGCTCGATGGGGTTTCTTCCGCTTGGGAGAACTACCGCGACACCGCCATGGACTACCAGCAGCAGGCAGCTGACTTCACGGCCAGCACGCTCGATACGCTCACCAGCTCGGTTGGCGATGGAATAGCCTCGATGATCCTTGAGTCGGAGAGCCTTGGCGATGCCTTCGTTAACGTAGCTTCGACCATGGCCAAGAGCATCATCAATGCGTTGGCCCAGATGGCTGCTCAGTGGCTGGTGTATCAGGCAGTTCAATTGGTCGCTGGCAAGGCTACTCAGGCCAGTGCCGCTACAGCCCTAATTGCCAATGCCCAGGCCACATCGTTCCAAGCCCAGCTGGCGGCTTTCGCAAGTACAGCCGCTATCCCGATCGTAGGCCCTTTCCTGGCCCCGGGGGCAGCGGCAGCGGCTGCGGGCATCACTGCTCCAATGGTGGCTGGCGTGGCTGCATCGGCGTTGGCCGGTATGGCGCACGACGGTATCGACGCGGTTCCTCAAGACGGCACCTGGTTCCTGCAGAAGGGCGAGCGTGTAACTACCGCCGAAACCAGCGCCAAGCTCGACAAAACCCTAGAGGACGTTCGATCCAAGCAGGGCGGCGGCGGAACAGTGGTGAACCTGATCGGAGATCGCAGCAAGGCAGGATCTGTAGAGACCAGAACGCGCCCTGACGGTCGCGAGCAGGTTGACGTGTTTGTGGCTGATATCTGGGGTGGTGGTGAGCGAGCCCAGGCCATTGAAGAAGCCTACGGGCTGACAAGACGAGGCAGTTGATCAATGGCTTCCATCGATTATCCGAAACAGCTGCCGATCCCGCTGCAGGACGGCTATGCACTTGACACCCAGGACCCAGTGTCCAGGACGCCCATGGTAACTGGTCGTGTCAGGTCGCGGATTGTGCATCGCAGCGTACCGCTGTATGTCAACGCCACACTGATCTTCAATGCGAAGCAGAAAGCATTCTTCGAGGCCTGGTATTCGAGGGTGCTCAATGAAGGCATCGAGTGGTTCAACTGCCCGCTGCAGATCGACGGCACGGTCGAGATGCACGAAGTCCAGTTTGGCCAGATCTACAGCGGACCTACCCTGGTGCAGCTGTCATTCTGGCGGTATTCGTTCCGGCTGATGCTGAAGCGCAAGCCACTTATTCCAGAAGGATGGGAGCTGTTCCCGGACCTCTGGTTTGGGATGAATATCATTGACCTGGCCGTGAGCAAGGAGTGGCCTGAAGCATGAGCCTGATCGAGGAATGCTACGCCTCTGGGCGCGGTGAGATCGTCGACACTCTGGAGGCGCAGGAAGAGGGGAGTGCGGTGTCGCACCTGTACTGCTCGGGCTTCGAGGATCGTACCTGCGGCACTGAGGATGGCCGCACCCTGACCTTCACCGCCATGGCCATCGACTTTGGCCTGCCGGCCAATGACAACAGCGCATTCCAGAGCATTGTCATCGGCATGGACAACGTCACCGGCGAAGTGCAGGAAGTGGTCGAGGCCTCGAAGGCCAGCGGCAAGCGCATCATAGTCACCTTCCGCCGCTACCTGGCCGAAGACCTGTCGTTTCCGCAGGAGCGCTACCGCATGACCGTGCTATCGCGCGACTACGAGAACGACATAGCCAAGCTGACTTGCGGATTCTACGACCTGCTCAACACCAACGGCCTGCGCCGCGTGCTGACCACTACCTTGGCTCCCGGCCTGGCGTATATCTGACCATGATCGAGCACTACATGCGCGCCCCGTACCGCGAGGGCGCACGGGGGCCTATGGCCTTCGATTGCTGGGGGCTGGTGATTGATGCCCGCCACCGGCTGTTCGGCCTGCCGCTGCTGCCCAGTCTGGGCGCGGTGGGCAAGAACAAGCTGCGCGAGAACACTGCCGCCTACCACGACCTTCGCCTGGGCATGGAGGCCTGCGACCCGGAGCCGGGTGCGATCGCCGCCGTGCTGCGCGGCCTGCTGTGTCTGCATGTCGGCGTCGTGGTAGAGAGCGAAGGCCGGCTGAAAGTGCTGGACACTAACCCCGGAGGCGCCTGCCTGCGGACAACCGGCCAATTCGAGGCCGCCTACCCGATGGTGGTTTACTACCGTGAGCGTCGAATTTTATCCGAACAAGCTGACTGACACGGCGCCGGTGGGTATCTGGAAAACCGACCGGCGCATGACCATCGAGGCCTGGCTGAAGTCGCAAGCCCCGTCCTACGAACGCCGCGACAGCCCGCCGATCAGCGCCGTGCTGAATGACGAGCTGATCGAGCGGCACCTGTGGCACAAGGTCAAGTTCAAGCCGTCCGACCTGCTGCAGCTATATCGTGAGCCGAAAGGCACTGACCCCTTTTCGATCACCTTTGCGCTGTTCAAGGGCTTGCAGGCAGTCACCAAGATGCTCATGCCGAAGATGCCTGGCCTACCCAGCACAGCCGGCGCGCAACAAGGCGACCCGCTGACCGAAGCGAGCGCCAAGGGCAACAAGGTCAAACTTGGCGACCCGGTGCGGCAGATCGCCGGCCATCAGCGGGTGTACCCGTCCTACCTGGCGCAGCCCTGCCGATCGTTCGAGGCGCCGCGCGATCAGCGTGTGCAGATGCTGCTGTATGTCGGCGAGGGCGAGTACGACATACCTTCCGCCAAGATTAAGGTCGGCGAAACGCCGCTGATTTCGCTGGGTGCTGATGCCACTTTTACCATCTACCCGCCAGGCGCGGACCTGTCCGGCGACCCGGCGCACATCAACTGGTTCAATGCGCCTGAGGTGGGCGCCAGTTCCAGCGGATCGGCTGGCCTTGAGCTGACCGTGGCCACCGACCTGACCCGCTCCGCCACGGCAGCGGCCTATCAGTTCACCGGCAGCACCATCAGCGTACCGGCCGGCTCCGGGCAATTCCCGGGCGACTGGTCGAACGGCATCATCATTCGTGCGCTGGCACCGTACAGCTACACCGTGGTAGACGGAGGTGCTGGGCGAGACATTGTGCGCGGGCCGCTGGAGATGCTGAACCCGGTGCCGGGGATGCTGATCGAAGTAGCGGGCGCCAATGCCGGCAACTACGTGGTCAACAGCTACACCCCGTATGCACCTGCCGTGCCGCCGACGACGGGCACGGCCTCGACCATCCTGGGCTCCAGCGCGCCGTCTCGCTATGACTTCAATGTTACGCCGCTGACCTTCACCGTCAGCCTTGGTGCCACGCCCTATTCAGTGGCGCTGAACACCGCCACCACCGACCTGGCCGGCCTGGTATCGGCCATCAACACTGCCAAGGGTGCCGCGCCATTTACGGCCAGCGCCTCGGCGGGCAAGGTTCTGCTGACGCAGACTGGTACCAACAACGGCCAGCCGCTGGTGTCGTCCGGTGGATCGGTCGTGCTCGGCTCAAGTCCAATCAACACCACCGGCACGGCTGCGAGTAGTGGAACACCTGAGCAGTTGGCCGAGATGACCCTGAACTACGACGGCGGCACTCCAGTGACCGGCCTGGCACTTGGGGAAGGGCTGGCGACAATCGGGCCGCGCGGCCTGCGCTATCGAATTACCGCGTTCAGTACCAGCCTGCTCAGTGTCGAGCGCCTGACGGCGGCCGGCGCGGTAGACGCAGGATGGCCAGGCTTCAACAACATGCAGACCGTCAACGGCCTGATCACCCTTGACGCCTCCAACCTGCAGGGCGGCTATCGTGGTCCGTTCGCTTGCTGCCCCGCCAACGAGAAGGTTACCGAGCTTGAGTGGTCGGTGACCTTTTCCAGCGGCCTTTGCGGTATTGGTCGCGAAGGACAGATCTACGAGATTCCGACCTACTACGCCTTCGAGTACCGCGACATGGACGTGGCTGGCGCCTGGACTGTCATCGAGCTGACCAAAGTCGGTGGCTCGCTGGATGCACAAGGCTTCACTGACAGGGTGACGCTACCATACCCCATGCGCGCCGAGGCCAGGGTGCGAAAGCTGAAGATTCCGCGCGCAGGGCGGATTGACGATGAGGCTCGCGATGATGCGACGTGGACCGATCTGCGCGGGCGTATGCAGAACTCGCCCACCAGCTACCCCGGCCTGACAGTGATGACCTGCAAGATTCGCGGCGGAGATCGCCTGTCGGCTCAGTCGGAAAGTCAGGTCAGTGTCGAAGCCACCCG